GTGAAGATGGCTACATCTTTGACGCGCAGCTAAACGCATGCCGACTAGACACTGGAACAGCGGCGGCGTCAGCTCCAACAGTGACAACCCCGACAACCGGCGGTTACGCACAGATGGGATTGCTGGATCAAACACCAACAGGCTTGCCGCAGTTCCAACAGCGGTACGGCGCAGGCTTTGGAACGCCGTCACAATTTGCGGCGGCAAACACGGACTTCCGCAGACGCGGAGCAGTAATGCCAGCATACCCTGGTTACACATTGTTAAGTTAGGACACTTATGGACGAAGGTAAGGCGAGGGAAAAGCAGGTAAGAGCAGAAAAGGCTGAGGCCATACTGCGAAATGACCTGTTTAACGAGGCGTTTGCATATCTCGACGCGCAGTTTTTGGATGCGTGGCGGCAGAGTGACGTCGCCGACGTCGAGAACCGCGAGAGGATTTACCAATTAACCCAAAGTCTTGCGACTTTAAAGGGGTATTTCCAAAGTGTGGTCGAGGATGGTAAGTTAGCGCAAGTGCAGCTTGATGATTTCAAGCGGCGAGTGTCAATTAACAAAAGGTGACTTTAAATGTCCGATACCTCTAATGAGACCGGCCCAATTTCAATGAATGATGCAATTAGCCTTCTGAGCAATCCCTCCGAGGATACTGCGACAGATGAGCGAGCCGAGGTTCAAGCAGAACCTCAACAGCCCGAAGCCGAGGCGCCAGAACCGTTGATGGATAACGTCGAAGACGACGCCCCAGAAGACGACTATGACGATGAGGCTGATGACGGCGAAGACGTCGACTACGACGATGACGACAGCGAGGATGAACAAGCCCCCGAAGAAAACCTCTACACCGTAAAGGTGGATGGCGAGGAAATCGAGGTCAGCTTGGACGAGGCGCTAAAGGGTTATCAGCGGCAGAAGGCGTTTACTAAGCGATCAATGGAGTTAGCCGAGCAACGCAAAGCCTTTGAGGCCGAGGCGGCTCAGACTAAACAACTGCGGGATGCTTACGCACAGCAACTTGAAGTGTTGCGAGATCAGATTAGTTCGGCAATCCCTGAGCAGGAACCTGACTGGTCAGCCCTAAAAGATGAGGGCTATTCTACTGACGATATATTTTTCGCCAAGACTGAGTGGGACAAATCCCAAAGGCAGCTTGCGGCGGCAAATGCAGAGCGTGAGAGAATTGCCCAAGAGCAAGCCTATGAGTATCAAGAGCAGATGAAACGCAGGTTAGCGGATCAGCGCGTCGAGATGCTCAACCGGATACCTGAGTGGCAAAATGACGACGTCCGTGAAAAAGAGCGGAACGAAGTTATCAAGTATGCCCAGCGCCGGATTGGCTTTAGCGAGGAGGAAATTCAATCAGCGTCCGACAGTCGGGCGATTGAATTGCTCTACAAAGCGTGGAAGTACGACACACTAATGGAAAAAAAGCCAAGTGCAAAACAGCGTACACGCAAATCGCCAAAAATGGCTAGGGCAGGTCAACCAACCACCAAGCGAGATGTTGCTAATCGTTCACGGCGTGAGGCAAAAAAACGGTTTGAGGCCGAAGGAACTGTCGACGCCGCTGTCAATTACCTAATGGGGCGATAGCCCAGAAAGACTAAACAAATGGCGACCTATACTACCCAAGCAGCCATTGGTGAGCGCGAAGACCTTGCCAATGTAATTTATCGGATTGATCCAAGCGAGTGCCCCGCATTTTCTGCGATCAAGAAGACAACAGCCTCATCAATTTTTACAGAATGGCAAGTTCAAAATTTGGACACGGCATCTGCTGTTAACTATCACGATGAGGGTGCGACAACTGCAACTGGCACAGCCGTACCTACCGTAAGGGTCGGAAATTATTGCCAAATTTCTAAAAAGGTATTTGCTACATCCGGCACCCTGGATGCAGTAGATTTGGCGGGCCGCGAACGTGAACACAATTATCAAAAGATTTTAAAATCTTTAGAATTGCGTCGCGATATAGAGAAGTCGATCACCGACACAAACCAAGCTCGCGACGGTTCAGACCCTCGCAAATCAGCCTCGCTGATGACTTGGATTTCAAACGGCTCAGTCGGTGCGACTGGTGCGTTTGCTGTCGGTGCCAACGGTACTGCAACAGTCACCGCAGGCACTGCACGTTCCTTGACCCTCGATATGGTTCAGGACGCGATGCAGGCAGCGTGGGAAGACGGAGGCAACCCTAAGATGCTTCTGGCATCTGCCACCAACCGGGCCAACCTGTCTGACCTGTCAGCCACTGGCAACCTTGTGTCAAACGACGTGAACATGACAGCAGCTAAGGCACCAACATATGTGTCTTCAGTTTCAGTCATGCTGACTGACTTCGGCACAATTGACATTGTCCCATCACGGTATATGTCAAACGACAAAATCTTCCTGATCGACCCAGACTTTGTTGAGCTGGCTACACTCAACGGTCGTAACTTCAAGGAAGAAGCACTTGCCAAAAATGGCGATGCCGAGGTTAGCCACATCCTGGTGGAGTGGTCCCTCAAGCCTACAGCTCCGGCTGCACATGCTGGCATCTTCGACCTAGATGGCACCATCTAACTAAAACTGAGGGGGCGGGCGACTGCCCCCTCATCCTTTTATTAAGGGTGTAAAATGAAGAGAATTATCAGAGACGACGCGGTAACTAAGACCAAGACAACCATCCAGCAAGAGGCTGATGGCACCAGCGTTTTTGAGACCACACAAAATTTTGACACGCTAATTAAGCTGAACAGGCATATGGCTGGGGAGTACCGCGCAGGCCAAATGATTGGCGACACGCAGCGCCACATGCAGCATGTAGCGGAAATACCATTGGTCGTGTATAATCACCTAATGGAAAAGCTAGGCAACCCGCGCGAAAATGCACAGGCGTGGAAGGCTTGGCTGAACGATCCCGAAAATCGGGACTTTAGGACTGGTGGCGGGCGAATTTAATGGCGATCACGACATATGCAACCTTGCAAACAGCTATAGCCAATTTTTTGGCTCGTAGCGACCTTACGGCGCAGATACCTGACTTCATTACGATGGCTGAGGCTCGCATGAACCGCGAGCTTGAGACACGCGCTCAGGAAAAACGGTCGACAGCTACGCTTGTGGCAGGTAACGAGTATATTGCGTTGCCTACTGACTTGCGGGAGGTTCGCGAAGTTAAGCTCAATACCTCGCCCCTGACGGTGCTTGAGTATTACAGCCCAACTGCGCTGGACGAGCAATTCCCGACAGCCGGTCACGCGAAGCCTCGCGGCTTTTCGATTATCGGCCCTGAGATGAAGCTGCGCCCAATCCCTGACACGGCTTACACGGCTGAGATTGTTTACGTTGGGGATATTACGCCTTTATCTGCGGCTGCGCCTAGCAACAACATATTGCTGCGCTCGCCCGACGCTTATTTGTATGGGGCTTTAGCCGAGGCCTACGCATATTTACTTGATGAGACTAGGGCTGCGCAATACATGCAGCGCTTCAATACTGCGCTAGAGGAAATCAAGATTGATGAAAGCCGCGCGCACTACGGGACTGGCAGCCTTCAGATTACCAGTATTTATCAACGTCAAAATTCTTCTGCGGAGAAATAATTATGAGCGCTATGAGTGACTACCTCGAAAACAAGGTGTTGGATCATGTGCTAGGCACATCGGCCTACACTATGCCAACAACAGTATATATCGGCCTATCCACGGGCTCGTTTAATGACGATAACAGCGGCACAGAGCTGTCAGGCAATGGATATGCCAGACAGTCTATTGCTTTTAACGCTGCGGCGTCAGGCACTGCCGACAACACGGCTGCCGCTGAGTTTTCGCCTGCAACGGCGTCTTGGGGCACCGTCACGCACTTCGGTTTGTTTGACGGCCTAACGGGCGGAAATCTGTTGATCCACGGCGCGTTTACTGTGGGCAAGCTGATTGACACTGGCGACATCCTTAAAGTTTCTGCTGGCGACCTAGACATCACGGCAGCTTAGGTTAGCCAATGGCAACCAATACACCAACGCTTGAACAGTTAACCGGCAGCCTAGATGCGCTGTCGGGCAGCTTGGACAACCTAGATGGTTTGCCTTGGTGTAACCCCACGCTTGAACAGTTAGACGCTTGGGGTGGCCTAGAAGCCCTAGACGCATTTGGCTACAACCTAGAGCAGCTTAACCAGCTATGCGTTGTTGTCGCAGATGGGGCTGCCTCGGTGGCTATCACGACGGCTGCTGAAATTCAGTTTGCCGAGCTTGTCGACGCGTCGGTAGATATCTCCGCATCCGCTACCGCCGTACCAGCGCGCACTGTGGCAATGCAGGCGTCTGTGACCGGCGCGGCCGGCGTCACGGCGTCAATGACACCAACGCGGCAGGTTACTGCCGCCGTGAATATTACCGCTTCCCAGTCTAGCGAGATTGCACGCACAAGACAGCAGGTCGGCGCAGCTTCGATTGTGGCGACCACAAGCGCCTTGGCTGGGGTTGTCTACAGAGTGAACTCTGCCGTCAACGTGTCGGCCTCTACAACAGCCGCCTCAAGTGGTATATTTGTCACAGCAGGTCGGCCAAGGGTTGTGGCGAGTACGTCAATCAATGTAAAGGTTCTTGGCGAAGACTGGATCGACGTGGCCGCAGGGTCAGGGATTTGGACAGATGTTGCCGTTGGCTCCCAAATTTGGGGCGCGGCGGCATCAAGCAGTGGGGCTTGGGCTAGACAATGATACAACTAGGTGAATGGCTGCCGGATCAGGCTGACATAATGAACAGCGGCGTAACCGTGGCCACAAACGTATTCCCAGCGGCAATTGGCTATCACTCAATGAACTCGTTTGTGCCGTACTCTAACGCGGCAACCAACACGATTAAAGGCATCTTTGCGGCAAAGGATACAGCCTCAAACACCAAGCTGTTTGCCGGTGATGCGACTAATTTGTACCTGCACTCAACATCAACCAACAATCTCGACCCAGTCAGCAAGGCTGGCGGTTACACGCTGGACGATGGAGAGACTTGGCGGTTCGTGCAGTTCGGCGACTACGTCCTTACTTCTGGGGGCGTTGGCGAGACTGTCCAGTCGTTTGAGTTAGGTGCAAGCTCTAACTTTGCAGACTTGACCAATGCGCCAAAGGCTGACTTTATCGCGGTGGTTCGTGATTTCGTCTGGACTGCAAACGTGGACACGGGCGCTGGGCGCCTACCATACCGCTGCCAGTGGTCTGGATTTAACGACATAACAAGCTGGGTTCCTGGTGTTGATCAGGCAGATTTTCAAGACCTGCCCGATAGCGGCGCCATAACCGGCTTAGTCGGCGGAGAATATGCGACTGTGCTTTGTGAAAAAGCTATTTACCGCGCCACATACACAGGCCCGCCACTCATTTGGCAGTTTGACAAGGTTGTAGCTGAACGCGGCTGCGCGTTTAAAAATTCTGTCTGCAACTCTGGCAATCTTGTGTTCTTTTTGGCGTCTGATGGATTTTACGCATTTGACGGTCAAAAGGCTTCGCCAATAGGGTCAGAGCGCGTTAACGAATTTTTCTTGCAGGACTTTGACAGTAACTACGACTATCGCATGTCTTGCAGTGTCGACCCGCTAAACGAAGTGGCAATGTGGTCTTACACGTCAACGCAGTCGCCAACCGGACAGCCTGACAAGATCATCATCTATAACTATGTTCTAAACAAGTGGTCTCTAGCCGAGATCGAGGCTGACTATTTGGCGCCTATGTTCTCAGCCGGATACACGGTAGACGACCTAGATAATCTGGCCGCCACTGTGGACGGACTGAGCCAGCAGCTAGACAGCCGGTTTTTTAAGGGTGGCCAGTATTTCTTTGGCGGCGCGTATGGCGACAAAATTTATACCTTTAGCGGTGCGCCAATGGACGCCGTCATCGAAACAGGTGAAGCGCCTATGTCTATGGGCAAGCACTCAATTGTGGTGAGAAGTTACCCATATTATGAAGACGGCAGCGTCAGCATTTCTGTCGGCACCAGAAACAACCAATCGTCTTCAGTGACGTATTCCGCCCCAAGCACGCCCAACGTGTCTGGGTTCGCGCCGCATAGGTCGCAAGGCAGATATCATAGGGCTAAACTTAATTTGTCGGGTGGATGGAACAAGGTCATTGGCTTAGACGTTGAGGCTAGGGAGATCGGCCGGAGATGACAATTGAGCAGCGTACAACTAATTTTCGCACGCTTAACCCGATCACGGCCACAACGCGTGAGATTGCAGAAGTTCTGAACCGCACGATCAACGGCGGGCTGAATAGTATTGGGTATGTAACTTTGCCGGCGAACACAACCCAGACGACAGTTAATGATCCGCGCTATTCGACATCTAGCTTGGTGTTTTTTACTGGCGTCGACCACGACCCGTGGCACCATAACCCATATATCGACGGCACCAGCGTAGACGGGACTATGGTTATTAACTTTAGCAATCAGGGGCACGATGCACTATTCGCCTACTTTATTGTCGGCTGAAGACCGGCTAACGGATCAGTGGCGCCGCTGTCATAAGTGGATTAGCGAGGCGCTGGAATATTCTGGCGGCACACACTCTATGGACGACGTGTTTGGCGCCGTGGCTGTTGGGGATGCGCAGTTACATCCACTAGAGAAGTCTGCTATTATAACCGAAGTCGTAGATTACCCAAGGTTGACAGTGTGCCGCATATGGCTGGCAGGCGGAGACCTAGACGAGCTGATGCAGGCGGAAAAGTCTATAGCGGTCTGGGCTAAAAACTTAGGCTGTGACGCAATGGAGATTAACGGTCGTATGGGCTGGAAGCGGCAGCTCAAAGATTACACCGCAACGTCGGTGGTTTTGACAAAGGATTTGAGAAATGAGTAAAGGCGGCGGCGGAGACACCCGACAAATCACACAGACAACAGCGGCGCCAGCATACGCGCAGCCGTTTCTGGAGTTTGGCTTGTCCGAGGCTAAAAACCTATACGGCAATCAGCCATCATATTACCCAAAGCAAACCACGGTAGGGTTTAGCCCCGAAAGCGAGATGGCTTTGCAGGCCACCCGCCAAAAGGCAATTACCGGCTCGCCATTTATCGGCGCAGTCCAGAACGCCGTGATGCAGAACCTAACCGGCACAAACCCGCTGTTGAACGCGGCGTTCCAGCCAGCGATCCAGCAGGTTCAGGCTCAAGCCTCGAAGGCTGGCCGTTACGGCTCAGGTTATCAACAGGGCGCGTTGGCTTCAGCCTTGGCACCTATAGCCTATCAGGCACAACAAGAGGCAATTGCCCAAGCGCCTGGTGCTCGTGAGTTTGGGTTTGCTGACCTTAATACCCTTGCCGGTGTCGGTGGCGCGCGTGAGGCTCAGTCTCAGGCCGAGCTGCAAGCTGACATTGACCGCTTTAACTTTGAGCAAAATCAGCCAATG